TCAGAGCAACGCGCTATAAGTTTTCAATCAATTTGGGGCGCCGGCGATAGTTTGGCTTTCACAACAACTGCTGGAACGAATATTGACGAAAATACAGCCATGCAAATTTCTGCTTTTTATTCTTGTGTGCTTTTAATTTCTGACACAATTTCAACTTTACCTATGGACGTTTATATTCGTCGTGACGGCAATCGTGTTCCTTATCGACCACGCCCTGAGTGGGTAATGAAACCAGATATTGACTTATCACGTATTGAACACTTTCAGCAAGTATTAGTTTCACTTCTTATCGATGGAAATGCTTTTGTAAGAATTTATCGCGACAATCAAGGAAACATAATTAACTTGATGGTTCTCGATCCTTTAAAGGTTGAAATCACAAGAGATAACGTAAGCAGAGAACTTGCTTACAGATACGAACTTGAACGCGGAACTTTTATTCCAAAAAATGACATGATTCACATAACTGAAATTCGTAGACCCGGTTATGTTCGTGGCGTTTCGCGCGTTAATGAATTGAAAGAAAATCTTGGTTTGGCTTCAGCGTTACAAGAATTCGCTGCAAGATTCTTTGGATCCGGCGCAAACCTTGGTGGACTTATCGAACACCCTGCACAATTAACCAGAGAACAATCAAAAGATTTAGCAGACGCATTTAGAGGACAACATAAAGGATTACGTAAATCACACAAAGTTGGTGTTTTATCTGGTGGAGCAAAATTTGTAAAAACTGAAGCATCACCTGACGAAGCACAAATGCTTGAATCACAAAAATTTGCTATCGAACAAATAGCACGTATGTTTAGAGTTCCACCTCACATGATCGGCATTACAACACCAGGCGCAATGAGTTACGCAAGTGTTGAGCAAAACAATATAAATTTTGTTACACATACTTTAAGACCTTACATAACAAAAATTGAAGAAGCATATTCAAGACTCTTACCTAGCGACGCATTTTTAAGAATTAATGTTGATGGTTTGTTACGTGGCGATTTTGCTACACGTATGCAAGGTTATTCAATTGGTTCACAAGCAGGTTTTCTTTCAATTAACGATATAAGAAAATTTGAAGATATGACACCTGTTGATTCAGGTGACGTTTATAGAGTTCCTTTGGCAAACGTAAATCTTGCTGCTGCTGATTTAGTTGAAACTGACAAAAAAGTTTCGATGGCACAAAGACTTGTTCTTGCTGGTTTCGATCCTGCTAGCACTTTGAAAGCATTAAATCTTCCAGCAATTATTCATACCGGTGTTCCATCTACACAACTTCAACCTGTTGCACAAATCGATCCGGGTAATCCAGAAAATGTTTATGATATTACAAGATCAAATGAAATCAATGTGCAAATACCTGAAACAATTGTTAATGTTCCACCGGCGATTGTAAATGTATCCCCTCCAGTAGTTAATATAAATTCACCTGATGTTAAACAAACAATAAGAACTGTTGAAAGAGATCAAAATAATTTGATTACAAGAATTATTGAAACAAGTGAGGAACAATAATGGCTACAGGTTTGAGTGCATATTTGGCTAATAGTTTTTTAAACGCTTTGGGTAATGCAACATCATATTCTGTTGCAACACCATATATTAAACTACATGTTGGTGATCCGGGTGTAAATGGAACGGCTAATCCTGCAATTGAAACTACAAGAAAATCTGTTTCATTTGCTGCCGCCTCTGCTGGTTCAATTTCTTCTGATGCTGATATTAGTTGGACAAACATTGCTGGTTCAGAAGATGCTACATTTTTTACTGCTTGGGACAATTTAACTGCTGGTAATTTTTTATTTTCTGGTTCAATTACTTCAAATCCTTATACTGCAGGAGATACTGTAACTATTGCTTCTGGTTCTTTGACGGCTTCATTAACTATCGCTAGTTAAAGATGGCAACAAAATTTGTCCTAAATACTGGACAACTTAATACAGATTATTTATCAACTCCATCAACTTTAGTTTTTGATGCTACAAATCGTGGAAAGTTAAATCAAAATCTTTTAAGTTCAGGTACAGCAATTGTTGTGAACAATGTTGCTACGAGTAATTTAGGTAATTTAAATAGCACAGCCGTATTCAATATCATTGATTTTAAAACAGCGCAAGCACTTTTTGGAAGTCTAAATTCCAATGCTTTAGCAAACATCAATCATTTTTTACAAGGCACGTCAAATTTACAAACTTTAAATTCAACTATTCAAACAACGATCAAAAAAAATGCTATTGCTCAATCAAATTTTGAATCATTATCTAGTCAAGCATTTTTAGGCATTGTTCACAATGTAAGTGGAGAATCAACTTTTGGTGGACTAAATGCTGCTGGAACAGCAACTCATGGAATATCCCCAGAACCTGAACCACAATACGGTTCTCGAGGTGGCTATTTAACACAAAAAATTAAACCAAAAATTAAAAAGAAAGCAAAAATTGAAAAACCAGTTATTCCTAAAATAATTAAAACAACGCCACAACCGAAAACAATTATAAAGAATGCTGATCCTTTTGTATTATTTTTCAATGCAAATGCCAAAAGTCAGATAGACTTTTCAGTACTACAAGATGAAGCAGATTTGCTTCTGATCCTCTAAGGTGGTTTTATATGACTTTGTTTAGTGGAAACACATCTGTAGGCACAGCAGCAACTTTGATTGATGGGGTTGCTTGGCAAAACCCTGTTTTATTACATATTCATAATAATGACAACACTACCTCAATTCATATTGGTGGTCCTGATGTAACAACGTCTAATGGTTTAGAATTACTTAAACAAGACAGTTTGGAAATTACCTTGCATCAAGCAAATCAAATTTATTGCGTGTCCTCTAAATCAGGTCATATTGTTTCGTGGATTGCGCAGAAACTTTAATGCCATATTTTATTACTGATAAATCTGCTGATTGTTCTGGTTGGGCAACTATTAAAGAAGATGGCGAAGTTATAGGTTGTCATCAAACAAAACAAGATGCAATCGATCAAATGGTTGCTGTTTCAATTGCTGAAGATATGGAACCGGGCGGTGAACGCGCTTTGCCTGAAGAATTAAATGAGGGCGATTATGTGATGTGGTTTAACGGTGATGAACTTATGCAAGGCGAAATTAAGGAAATTGAATTTGATGGTGAACTTTTAGTTCCTAATACTAATGAAATTATGATCGGCACTCCTTTCAATCCAGCCGCTTTAATTCAAGTTTATAAAGAACAAGGTGGTGCTTGGATTGATACAAATAATTTTGTTGCTGTTGCTTTTGATAAGTTAAGAAAAACTGAAGATTTAGAAGAACTTAATGAGGAATCAAAACCTGATTTAGTTGAGGATTTAATTTCGATCGATGAAGATGTACAAGATGATTTATTAAATGATGATATGCGTGCTATTAATCAAGAAGCACCAGCATATATGCGTGCTGCTGCTCGTCGAGGTTTAGAACTTTATGCTGATGGTCAAGGTGGTGCTGGTTTAGTTGATCGAACAATTAGAGAAGCACGTTTAATGGCAACAGGTCAAGTTTCAGATGATAAATGGATTCGTATTGCCGCATGGATCGCAAGACACATGCCAGATTTAGACGCACCAAAAAATAATAATCCTAGCGATCCTGAATACCCTGGTCCCGGACTTGTCGCACATTTATTGTGGGGTTCAGGTCCAAGTAAAAGAGCAGCACAAAGAGCAATGAAATATGCTGAAGGTGTTGTTCAAAGAATTCGCGCTGAAGAAGAACAAGCACGATGGGCAAGTGTAAATGTACAATTAAAGAAACAGAAAGAAGAAAAAATGCCATCTAAAGTTGAGCGTCGCATTAATGATGTTAATTTTGAAATTCGTGTTGGTGAAATCGACGCTAATAAAATGACTTTTACTGGTTACGCTGCCGTATTTAATTCAGCAAGCGAACCTTTACCATTTACTGAATATATTATGCCCGGCGCTTTTAAGCGTTCACTTAAATCACGTAACGAAATCAAATTGTTTATGAATCACAATACAGATATTGTTTTAGGTTCAACTCGTGCAAAAACCTTAAGATTATCTGAAGATTCAAAAGGTTTACTTGCTGAAGCAGTTTTACCGGATACGACCGCAGGCAGAGATTTGTCGATCCTTATGCAACGTGGTGATGTTAATTCAATGTCATTTGGTTTTAGCGTTCCAGCAAAAGGTGATAAATGGTCAAATGATGGTATGAGTCGCGAATTACACCAAATCAGATTGCATGAAGTTTCAATCGTTACAGGTTTCCCAGCATACGAAGCGACAACAGCAACTGTTCGATCAATTGATGCTTTAGCGATGAGAACAGGTATTGACGCTGATACTTTGGCAGACGCTTTAACCAGACTTGAAGCAGGAGAAACACTTTCACCAAATCATGCTGATGTGATTGGGGAAGCCGTATTTAAATTGAAAGAATCAAATCCTAGTGCAAATGATTTATTAGAAATTAAAAGAAAACAACTCGATCTACTATTTAAGGCGATCTAATGAATAAAGAACAAATTAAATCAGCAATATTGAAAACAGCAGGAAATCCAGAATCAGGTGCTATCGCTGATTTGGTTGATCAAATGGTTGAAGCAATTTTAAACATTGATAAACCTGAAGTTAAAAAATTTAATCCGGTTTCTGAAACTCGCGTAATTGAGTCTATAGAAATTCGTTAAGAAGTATGTAATAATTCTATTAACGACTTTGAGCGTGAGCCGCCAAGTTTGTTAATTTACTGCATTTGAGTGAGCCTCGTGCAGATTCAAATAAGTGCAGTAAAACCTACCCAAAAATAAGGAAAACAATGTCTGAATATATTAAAGTTCAGCACGAAGCACGCCAAAAAGCATGGCACTCTGCAAAAGAAATTCTTGACAGAGCAGCCGCTGAAAACCGCGATCTTTCTGCTGAAGAAAACGAACAATACGCAAAAATTTCTTCTGAATTAGACGAACGCGCCCGCGTTATCGAAACAATTTCAAAAGATGAAAAGCGTGAAGCAGCAGCAGCACAAGCAATGTCAAACGTTGATTTTGCAACTGCAACCCCACAAGCAAAGAGTGACGCAGAAATGATTCGCTCAATGGCTCGTGGCGAAATTCGTTCATACGAATTCCAAAAGCGTGACCTTACAAGTGGTTCAACAGGTTCTCCTGTTCCAACATCATTTTATGATCGCGTTCTTATGCTTGCCCGTTATGTTGGTGGACCATTAGAAACATCAACAATTTTGAATACTGCAGGTGGCGAGAATTTACAAATTCCATCACAAGCAACCTATTCCAGCGGAACAGTATTTGCACAAGGTTCAGCAATTGGTGAATCAGATCCAACATTTAATTCTTTTGTAACACTTGGAGCATTTAAGTATTCTTTCTTGACTCAAGTATCACGTGAATTAATTGAAGATGCCGGTGTGGATATTCTCGGATTTATCGCCGAGCAAACAGGAAATGCTCTTGGCTATTCTGTGAACGACGCTTTAACAAATGGAACTGGAACAGTACAACCAACAGGTTTGTTTACCGTTGCAGGTTCAGGTGTTGCAGGAACTTCACTATCTCCAACAGCAGACAACTTAATAGATCTTGTTTATTCAGTTGATACCGCCGGAAGAAGATTACCGGGCGTTGGATTCATGATGGGTGCAGCACAAATTGCAAACGTTCGTAAATTAAAAGACGGTGCTGGAAATTATTTGTTCAGCCCATCTTTAACTTCAGAACAACGCGATTTGCTACTTGGATATTCAATTTACGAAAATCCAACAGCACCAACAGCAGGTTCAGCAAAGAGACCGGTTATATTTGGTCACTTGCCAAGTTACATGGTTAGAACTGTTGGCGGAATTCGTCTAGATCGTTCAGACGATTACGCATTCAACACCGACCTAGTAACTTTCCGAGCCACCTATAGAGTGGACGGAAATCTTCCACAAACTAGCCACATTAAATACTTTAAGAGTTCAAACTCCTAATAGTAATTAATCCCTAGACCAGAAACCCCGACAGAGCGCAGGCTGTTGGGGTTTCTGCTTTTGTGTGTGTAGGATTTATCTAACTGCGATTTTACGGAGAACCTGCGTGGATAAAAAGCAAGCAAATAATCAAAAATCAAACATTGCATCTTTAATGAATAAAAAACTTAATCAAGATCATCAACCAAGAATTTTGTGGAACTCTAATGCCCCTTGGGCACCAACCGGTTATGGTATGCAAACAGCACAAGTTGTTAGAAGATTAAAACAAAATAATTATGATGTTGCTATTGCGCCTAATTATGGTTTAGAAGGTGCTTCAACTATTTGGCCAACTCAATATGGTGATGTTGAAGTTTATGCTCGCGGTGATGAAAATTATTCAAACGATGTTGTTCCAGCACACATGTATGACTGGGCAAGAAGAAATCCTGACGCAAAAAATCTTTTAATTACTCTTTATGATGTTTGGGTTTTTAAAGGTGCAAAATGGGCTGATTGGAATGTTGCTTCTTGGGTTCCTATCGATCATTTACCTGCACCTTACGATGTTATTAAATGGTGCCAACAAAATTTTGTTACACCTATTGCAATGAGTAAATTTGGTAAAGCAATGATTGAAAATGTTGGTATTGAATGTGAATATATTCCTCATGCTTTAGAAAAAATTTATCGACCAACTAATCAAATTAAAACTCTTGATGGTGATGTTATAACTGCTAGAGAATTTATTGGTATCGATGAAGATAAGTTTGTTGTTGGTATGAACGCTGCTAATAAAGGTGTTGTTCCTAATCGTAAAGCGTTTGGCGAAAATATTTTAGCCTTTTCAATGTTTGCACAAAAACACGATGATGCTGTTTTATATTTGCATACAAATATTTTTGGTCCTGGTGGTGGAATTGCTTTATTAGATTTAATTCAAGCAGTTGGTTTGAAACCTCATCAATACAAATTTATCGATTCTTATTTGTATCGAACTGCTTTAGCACCTGAAATTGTTGCGGCAACCTATACAGCGATGGACGTATTGTTAGCAGTTTCAATGGGAGAAGGATTTGGTATTCCAACTCTTGAAGCACAAGCCTGCGGAACACGCGTTATTGTTTCAGATTTCGCTGCTTCATCAGAATTGGTCGGAGAAGGTTGGTTAGTTGAGGGTCAGCCATATTGGGATCCTATGCAAAAATCTTTTTTCTTTACCCCATCTGTTCCATCTATTGTTGATCAACTTGAAAAAGCGTATAACAATGGTAGATCGCGAAGTGTTCGCGCAATTGAGTTTGCTAAGTTGTATGACGCTGATGATATTTTTGAAACACATTGGAAACCGGTGCTTTCAAAACTTCTTAGCAAATAGGGTTTAAAAGCAAAATAAAGGCAAAATTAGACACTTTTAATATTAAGGGATACAAAGATGATACCTGCAATGATTGTTCCGGTTTTAACACGTCACGATTTGTTATACAGAATGATTGAATCAATTAATTATCCGATCAAAGATTTAGTAATCATTGATAACGGTGCACGCGATCACGATTGGTCGCCTAACTGGAATCAATGGATTTCAAAAATTTGGCATTTAAAAATGCCATCAAATCTTGGTGTTGCTTCGTCTTGGAATCTTGGAATTAAATCTTTACCGATGAGTGAATATTGGTTAATTTCAAATTTTGATGTTGAGTGGGGTGGCGATAGTTTAAAAATGTTTGCAGAACAATCTGCTGCCAAAAAACTTGTTTTATCAAATGGTGCTCCTGAGTGGTGTGCATTTTCGATCGGTTGGGAAATTGTAAATAAAGTTGGTTTATTCGATGAAGCATTTCACCCTGCATATTTTGAAGACAATGATATGCAAAGACGAATAATAAATAAAAATATGGAAATAGTTCAATCATTTATTCCAATTGCTCACGATAATTCTTCAACTTTAAAAAATGGTTTTCAAAAAATAAATGATATAACTTTTAGCGATAACGCTAGACATTGGCAAAACAAACAAGATAATGAAGATTTTTCTGAAGGTGGTTGGCAATTACGTCGTAGAAGAAAAAATTCATGGGATTAAGAGTTTATACAGGTGGAACTTTTGATTTATTTCATGTTGGTCATTTAAATCTTTTAAAACGTTGTCATGAAATTGCTGGTCCTAAAGGTCAAGTAATTGTGTCTTTAAATAGTGATGAGTTTATTGAAAAATACAAAGGCAAAAAACCTTTAATGTCTTATGAGGATCGAAAAGCAATACTTGAATCATGTCGTTATGTTGATTGTGTTATAGAAAATTATGGTGCAGAAGATTCAAAAGAATCAATTGTTTTAGCACAACTTATAGATATTGTTGCCATTGGTTCAGATTGGGCGCGTAAAGATTATTATAAACAAATGAACTTTACACAAGATTGGTTAGATGATCAAGGAATAAGTTTAATTTATATTCCTTACACTAAAGGAATTTCTAGCACTTTTATTAAACAAAAAATATGATTGTTATTGGTACAACACCGGGACGAGAAAATTGGCTTAATGATTGTTTAAGTTCTTTAAATAGACCATGTTTAGTTTTGTCAGATTTTTCTTATGAATTAGGAAAAATAAATTGGTGCAAAAAACATATAAATAAACCATTTTTTTTCTTTCAAGATTCTGTTGTTTTTAAATCAACTGATTGGATTGATGAATTATTTAATCGTAAAAAAAGTGTTGCCTTAACTAATGATCCAAGTTCTTATGGAATGTATATGGGCATTTATGATCCGATTATTTTAAATATGGTTGAAATCCCAAAAGTTAAAAATAAAGCCGAGGCAATAAAATATGAAATTGAATGGACAAGTAAATATGTTAATTATGCTATTGATGTCGATATTGCTTTTCCTGAACTTTGTGATTCTCGTGCTAGTGGTAAAGAAGTTAGGCATGGGCGAGAATGCCTTGTTTTAGAAAATAAGTATTTAATAAAATATAAAGGTAATTGGGGACAAAAACCTGCTATAGACTAGATTCATAGAGTTTTGGAGTTTTATGGCAATTACAAATGGTTACGCAACTTTAACCCAAGTTAAAGCGGCGTTAAGAATAACTGATAGCACAGAAGATTCATTGCTTGAATTAGCAATCGAGGCTGCCTCAAGAGCAATTGATGGAAATACACAAAGAAATTTTTATAGCGCCGGAACAGCAATTAGATATTTTGCTGCTGAAGATGATTTTGTTTTATTAACAGACGACATTGCCGGAACAGCAGTTACGATCCAAACAGCAAACAATGCTGATGGTGTTTATGACACAACATGGGATTCAAACGATTATCAACTTGAACCGCTAAATGGTAGTTCTGATGGGATCGCTTGGCCGTATACAAGAATTCGTGCGATTGGTGATTATTTGTGGCCGATTTCAGGTGGCGAAGCATTAATTAAAATTACAGGTGTTTGGGGTTGGAGTTCGATTCCGGTCGCTGTAACACAAGCATGCGTAATTCAATCTTCAAGAATTTATAAACGTCTTGATTCACCTCTTGGTGTTGCAGGATTTGGTGATATGGGAGTTATGCGTGTAACACGCGATCTCGATCCTGACGTTGCTCAACTTATTGGTACTTATCGTAAGGTTAGAAACATTGGCTAACATAACCAATATTCGCGCTGGTTTAGCAACAAGACTTGCAACAATTTCTGGTTTACGTGTTGCAGCAGAACAACCTGATAATCCAAATCCACCAATTGCAGTTATTATTCCTGATTTAACACGTTATGACGATACGTTTCAACGTGGCATGGATACAACAACTTTTAGAATTATTTTAATTGTTTCAAGAGCCGCTGAAAAATATGCACAAAAAAAATTAGATACCTATGTTTCAACAACAGGTTCAACAAGTATTAAAGCAGCAATTGAGGGTGATCGAACTCTTGGTGGAACTGTTTATGATTGTCGCGTTACTGAGATGAGAAATTATGGTCAAATATCTGTCGGAGATGTGACATACTTAGGTTGTGAGTTTATTGTACTCACTTACGCGTAAGAGAGAAAGAAGAAAATAAAATGCCGAAGTTCGCCGCAACGGATTTCAACGTATTAATTAACGGAACTAATTTTTCAACTAGCCTTAACTCAGTTGAATTAACTCTTTCAGCAGACGACTTAGAAACAACAGCGTTTGGTGGAGAGTGGAGAACCAGAATTGCTGGTTTAAAGTCAGGATCAATTACTTTAAACTTTATGCAAGATTTTGGTGCTGCTTCTGTTGATGCAACGTTGTATCCACTTTTTGGAAGCAATGCCACTGTAGTGATTAAGCCAACTTCAGCAACTGTTTCCAGCACGAATCCTGCTTATACCGCTGTTTCGTTAGTCACCGCTTATAGCCCTTACAGTTCTAGTGTCGGGGATATTGCTACGCTAAGTGTTACTTGGCCAACGACTGGCACAGTTACAAGAGCAACCGCTTAAGGAATAAAAATGTATTTAAACCTGCGCATTACATTAAAAGATGAAAGCACTCGCGACGTTAAAGCAGAGTGGCCAGATTTCATTGCATTTGAAGATGAATTTGATGCACCAATAACAGTTGTTTTTGATTCAAAAAAAGTTAGATTAAAACACACAACATGGTTATGTTGGCATAACGAATTTAGAAATAAAATTACAATAAAAGATTTTAAAGAGTGGTCAGAAGAAATTGCGTATTGTGGTTTTGTTCCCGATAGTGAGGTTGAAGATATAAGCCCCCTGGAGAGCAAAGCGCGCACTGGCGCTTAATTCATCTCGCTTACGAATTTCATTTAAATCCAAATGATCTTTTAAATTTATCGCCTAGAATTATAAGAACAATGGAACGTTATTTGCGCTGGCGTATTACTGAAACAAATAATCGATCAAGGAAATAAATGGCTATTGAGCAATTATCTTCCAACGCTAATGGCAGTATTCGTTTTGATGGTGCCGCTGAACTTATTATGGATTTAAAAAAATATGAACAAACAGATTTAAAAAATACGCTCATTAAAGAATTTGGCAAAATCGCTCAACCAATTGTTAAAGATGTTGAATTTTTTCTTCCATCAACTGAAAATCAATTATCAAATTGGGGTGGCAAAAACTCAGGTCCAGGAACTAATGCTGGTGTTGAACGATCCTCAGGTGGGTTTCCCATATATAACGCTAGTAGAGCAAAATCAGGTATCAAAGTTAAAAAAGGATTACCCGGCAGACGACCAAGAAAAAACTTTTATTCAAATCTTTTATCTATTTGGCAAACAGATGGCGCTGCAACTGTTTTTGAGTGGGCTGGAACAAAATCAAATAATACCTTTACAAAAAACTTAACAGCAAAATTTGGTCGCCCTATGAGAGCACTATTCAAAGCAGTTGATAAAAATTTGCCTGAAGTCGAAAAAGCAACAATTAATGCGATAATGGAAACAGAAAAAGAGTGGAATACTCGTCAAGCAAAAAATCGAGGAAATTAAATGGCATTAATCGCTAGTATTATTTCAACCTTTGATCCTCGTGGTGTTAATAATGCACGTAAATCTTTTGCCGCATTAACTGATTCAAATATTTCTTCATCAAAAAAACAAGCAATAGCAATGAAAGTCGTTGGTGGCGCAATTGCCACCGCTGGTGTTGCCGCAACCGCTTTTGCTATAAAAATTGGTCGTGATGGTGTTCGAGCAGCGTTAGCAGATGAAAAATCTCTTGCAATGCTTAATAAAACTTTATTAAATGTTGGTGAAGGATTTCGATCGGATTCAGTAAATCAATTTATTGATAACTTAATGTTTACAACCGGAATTGCTGATGACGAATTAAGACCGGCACTCAACAGGTTGCTTTTAGCGACTGGTTCAGTTACAGAAGCACAATCTCTTTTATCAACTGCATTAGATGTTTCAGCAGGTACAGGTCGCGATCTTGAAAGCGTAACAGCGGCTCTTGCAAAGGCAGCCTCGGGTCAAACAACTGCTTTAAGTCGTTTAGGTGTTGGTTTAGATAAAACTATTTTGGCAACAGGTGATTTAGATAAAATTCAAGGTGTTTTAAATCAAAAGTTTTCTGGTCAAGCATCAGTTGCAGCAAATACTTATGCTGGTCGTTTAGAAATTCTTCGTCGCGGTGTTGATGAAGCAAAAGAAGCATTTGGTTACGGATTATTAGACGCAATAAATAATGTGTCAGACGCAATTGGAAATGATGCTGCAGGATTAGCAGAACAAACTGCAAATTTAGGTGAATATTTTGGCGACGTTGCTAGGGGTGCTGGCGAAGTTACAGCAAATCTTATTTATTTAGCAGAAGAATCATCTGCTGCAGGTAAAACCTTTAGTTGGACATACGCACTTCCAAATGCTATTGATTTACTATTTGGTCCTTTAATCGATTTAACTAATTATTTAAATGGTGTTGGCGAGGCTGCCAGAAATGCTGAATACGTTCCTAAATATGGAACTATGCACCAAGCGCGTATTGCTCGCGAAAATAAAAAAATATTAGATCAAATGGCAACTGATGAAGAATCAAGAAAATCTGCTGAAGCAGATGCTGATCGTAAAGCAGCAGAAGCAACAAGAGAACGTGAGCGCGCATTAAAAGAACTTGAAGCACAACAAAAGCGTGTAAATAAAACTTCACAAGAATTTGCAAAATTTGCTGCAGGTACAGGACCTCAAACTGTTCAAGGTGCAACCGATTTAGCAACTAAAGCATTAACAGATATGAAAAACGAATTAAATAAAACAAAAAATCTTACTTCTGATTCTGCTGATAAATTTGATGAATTTTCAAATATTGTTCAAAACAATTTTTCTAATGCTTTGAGTATGGCGACTTCGCAATTAGATGATGCAAAAACTGCTTTTTCTGATTTTAAAAATGCTATTTCAGGATCGATAACAGGAACAATTGATTTTGCTTCTGCTGTTGAAAATACTGATTTTCTTACAGGTTTACAAGCACAAGCAGATACAGCGTTAAAGTTTTCTGATCGTGTGTCAAAACTTTTACAAATGGGTTTATCTGAAAGAGCATTACAACAAGTTTTAAATGCTGGTGCTGAAACCGGAATCGCTATCGCTGATCAAATTATTGCCGGTGGTTCAACTGTTGTAACTAAAGTTAATGATCTTTTAAGTTCAGTTGCTACTGTCGCCGATCAAGTCGGAACTTCAGGTGCTCAATTGTTTTATTCTGCTGGTGTTACACAAGGACAAAGTTTAGTTGATGGAATTAAAGCAGCAATTTCTGCTGCTGCCGGAGAGATCGCAACATTAGCGGCTTCATTAGTTGGGGCAACAGCACCGATTATTACAAGTGGTGCTGATGTAATTACACCAACAGTTAAAACAGATTCAAAACTTAAAGTAACACCTTTAACACAAACAGAAAAAATTGTTAAAGCGGCAGGTGGCGCACAATCAACTGCAGCGAGCAGAAGTTACACAGCAATGGCAGCAGCGATGGGAAGAATTCGTTTAGCCGAAGGTGGAATTGTTATGGGACCAACAAACGCACTGATCGGTGAAGCAGGACCTGAAGCAGTAATTCCTTTATCTGGAATGAATTCAAAACTTGGCACAACAATTAATATAACTGTTAATGCTGGTATCGGAACAAACGGTGCACAAGTAGGTAGAGAAATTGTTGATGCAATTAAAAAATATGAAAGAACTTCCGGACCAGTTTTTGCGAGCGCATAATGGCTGTACCAAATACAACTGTTGAAATCGGTTTTGATTTATCAAGTCTTGGTGGACCATTTTTTACTTTAAACGATCCGGTTCAAGGTGTTTTAAATAATACAGAATTTACTTTAGGTGGAACTTTGTTTTATGATGTTTCACAATTTCTTTTAGGTGTGCAAGTAAGTCGTGGAAAAAGTCGTGAATTAGATCGTTATAACGCAGGACAATCAAATGTGTTATTAGATAATCGAGCAAGAACTTTTGATCCTCTTTATTCTTCAAGTCCTTACGCCGGACAAATTGTTCCGCATAGAGAAATAAGAATTAAATCAAATGGTTCAGCAGTTTTTTACGGCGTGGTTGATGATTGGAATTTAGATTATTCCCCTAACGGCGACAATACTGCAACAGCACTTGCATCTGATGGTTTTACTCTTTTAGCAACACAATCTTTAAGTGCTCATACAGCAACTTCTGAATTAACAGGTACACGCGTTAATGCTGTTTTAAATCGTCCTGAAGTTAATTGGCCATTAGCAAGCAGAACTGTTGATGCCGGGAAAGCAACTTTGCAAGCAGATGTTGTTGAAGAAGGAACTAATGCTTTAGATTATTTGCAAATAGTTGAAAACTCTGAACCAGGCGCAGTATTTATTGGCAAAGATGGTTATTTTAACTTTCAAGAACGAACACAACAAATATCTTCAACGGCAGTAAAAACTTTTGCTGATGATGGAACAGGTATAGGTTTTAATAATTTACAAGTCGTATATGGATCAGAACAATTATATAACCGTATTGTTATTACTCGAGTAAACGGTACAGCACAAATCGCTGATGATACAGATTCTCAAAATCAATATGGTGTTTCAACTTTAGATCAAGATAATCTTTTATTAGCCTCAGATTCAGCATCTCTTGATTTGGCAAATTATCTTTTAACTCGATATTCTGAACCTGAATACAGATTTGAAGCGATCGAAATTGAATTAGCAAATCTTCCTACAGCGCAACAAAATGATGTTTTAAGTCTTGAATTAACAGATGTTGTGAGAGTAAAATTTACCCCAAATGGCATAGGATCGGCAATTGATCAATATGCTTTAATAACCGGTATAACTCATCGAACAAATTCCATCTCACATTCCGTTACAATAGGATTAAGCACATTAGACTATGCTAATTTTATATTAGGTGATTCTGTGTTTGGCCAACTAGATAATGATAGGTTAGGTTTTTAATGCCAAGTAAAACATTTACCGCAGGCGAGGTTTTAACGGCTGCTGATACCAATGCATATTTAAATAATTATCGTGCTGATTTAGTATCTCCATCTGAAACTACAACAATCGCTGGTAGTGCTGCTTCAGGAACAGTTATTTGCAACATTGCAGATACTTCTGTAACTTATTACACTTCAAACGCAAGCGCGAACTTTACACTTAATTTTAGAGGAAATTCGACTCTTACCGCTAATTCATATATTGCAACAAATGATGCTGTAACACACGTATTTTTAAACACAAATGGAACTGCAGCATATTATCCAACAGCATTTCAAATTGATGGAACAGCAGGAACTCCAGTTTGGCAAGGCGGATCAGCGCCCGCGGCCGGTAACGCTTCTTCGATTGATGCTTATTCTTTTACGATCATTAAAACTGCTGCGACTCCGACTTATAAAATTTTGGCTTCGCAAACCCAGTTCAAATAAAGGATCGTTAAATGCCTATTGTTGGTTCTTTTGCTGGTGCTTCTAGTAGGGCTTATGGTTTTCAAGCAGGAGTTTCATCTCCATCAACTGTTAATTATTTAGTTGTTGCTGGTGGAGCAGGTGGTGGTAATGGTGGAATTTCTGGTGGTGGTGGTGGTGCTGGTGGTTTACGTTCAACAGTTACAGCAACTGGTGGCGGTGGTTCATTAGAAAGTCCATTAAGTATTGTTTCTGGAACTTCTTATACAATTACTGTTGGTGCTGGTGGAGCATTAGATACAAGTGGTAATAATTCTGTTTTTGCGTCAATAACTTCAAGTGCTGGTGGTAAAGGTGCAACTTGGAATGGCAATGCTTCTAATGGTGGTTCTGGTGGTGGTGCTTGTAATTACGCTGGTTCTTTAAGTGGAACTGGAACAACAAATCAAGGTTATCGTGGTGGTAATTATGCAGGTAATTATTCAACACCTTATGGGTCATCAGGTGGTGGTGGTGCTGATGCAACTGGTGGAGATATTCCTGCATCTGGTGTTCAACCTACAAATGGTGGTAATGGTGTAGCAGTTTCTATTTCTGGTTCATCAGTCACTTATGCTGGTGGTGGTGGTGGTGGTTCTTATGACACTCGTGCTTCTGGTGGTCAAGGTGGCTCAGGTGGCGGTGGTGCTGGTGGAAATGCTGGCAATGGAATATCTGCAAGTGCTAA